CATAGAGTCCCTTTCCGATAGGAAAGAGCTCTATGGAGTCGTCAAACTCACGTTTGCGGCTAGGAAATGAGGACATGTTGCCATCCCTTTTATTGAAAGGAGGTCCAACATGAAACCTGATAACCAATTATTGACGTCTGAATCTATTCAGATGTTGGTTACGAGCGTAACAGATTCTGGCAATGCCAAATTGACAGAATTGGAGGCAGAAAGACTCCTTAATGCTATCGCACGTGTTCAGTCTGGTATCCCGACCGGGAAACCAGCTGATGTCCAAAATCCAAATCGGACGCAATGACATTCTTCAATGTCAGCAAATGCTTGGCAGAGTTTCGACTCTGAGAAAGGATGAGGTAGCCTTTGATACAACTATCGTTACCATCGGATAAAGATGTTAATTTCGCTACGGTTTTGGGACATATGTTTGGTCCTTTCGGACCTAACGGAGTTTCCGATAAGGAAACCATCTCATACCGACACGAATTAGACTCTTTAACACAAGGCATGTCGCATTACGGAGAAAATTCCGTAAGCCATTATCAGTATGAAGGCGATTTAAATGCAAACGCTTTCTTTACTGATCTGGTGCCGACACCGACTGCTACGTATCCACACCAAATGACAATGAAAGGGTTTAACCTTTCAACATCACGAGATGTGACTATCAAAGCAAATTCGGGCCATGTGACTGGCAATCACGTAAGAACGAATGACACGAATTCTAGTACCTTTATTACTGAGGCCTATGAATACTTGTCAGCCACTCACTTTCGTAAGTGGGTCGTTAATGCGTCGAAAACCAACCCGAGCCTTAAGATCAACGTCAACATGCAAAATTGGGAATTAGTTTCGTTTACGGCTACAAAAGTAACTTTACGTCTTACGACGTATAATGCTACTGTGCCAACGGAATTTGCCCGAGACTGGAAGATAGAACGGCCTTTCGCCGAAATCTACACAGTCGTGTCGACCGCGATAAAAGGTGTGGTACCATCCTCTGCGCCTATCTATGTGGCGGACATCGTCCGGGCCAATACGGCCGGTGCTCTGTCGCCTTCTAGGCTCAAGATGTCAATCGATTCTTTGATCGTCTCAAGACTCGATCAAGGTTCTTTTAACCTTGAAGAAGTTCATTTTGGCGATCTCGCTTCTAAGGCGGCAAAAGGTGTTAATCGCAATAGCGCTAACATGATTGCCTTTCTTAAAGACCTTAGACGTCCCCAAGATCTTATCCCAAAATTACGCAACTTGCGTAGTTTGAAAGAGAGATCAGGCAACTATTTAGCTGTCCAATATGGGGTGCTTCCAACAGTTTCTGATATTCAAGAAATTGTCGGCGCTTTTAAGAAGATAGAGCCATATATAGATAAAAACGGCTTCTCGACTTATAACGCAGTGCACAGCGATGAGAGAGTTTCAGAAGATCTTTCTGAAACGCTCGAACAAAGAATCAAGGTAGCAATCGCGGACGAAGATGTTGAATTCATAAGACTTATGAACAACATACACTCCTCGGGATTCGCTCCCACGTTAGAAAATATGTGGGATCTTGTTCCGTACAGTTTCGTCCTTGATTGGTTTATTGACATAGGTGGATTCTTAGAACGAATAGACAGTAATTTGTCTTTGCTTCGATTGGATATACGTTATGCCACTTTATCGGTAAAACGTAATATTACTATGGAAGTTACACCGTCTCCAAGTTTCCCTGTGTCAGGCACAATTTCTGTGGTAACATATCGAAGGTGGACAACTAGTCGCTGTCCCTTACCACCCTTATCCCTTTCAAGCGAAATCACTGTTTCCGACCACTGGTTGGAAGCAGGTGCTCTGATTCTTCAGCGCGCAAAATAATATCAAAATATTATCTGGGCTTAAAATCCAGAAGAGGAGAAATGCTAAATGGCAAAGGTAATCACTCAAGGGTTCACAGATACTCCAGTTTCAGGAGTTACTGCGTTAACACTTCCGCGCGCAATCCTAAATTTCGATAAGGATTTCCGTGTGAAGTCGAACAATAATGGAAAAGAGGTTGTTCTTACGAACATCACTTCTCCTATTGATCGCCCAGAAAACATCAGACTGGCTTATTCAGATATCACTAATATTTATAGTGGTACTGGAATTGAGCCTTCAGTTACAGCACCTACAAAAAGAGGTGTTAGTATCTTGTCACAAATTACAGATGTAGTATCTGTAACCGACGACACTGATGCAGATTTCCGTCTCGACCTTCCGTTATCTATGCACTTAGTAATTAAAGTGCCTGCTTCGGAGTATATTACTTCGGATCAGTTACAGTTAACGTTAGGCCGACTCCTTAGTAGCTTATTCGACTCGGGATCCCAATCGGGTTCTCGCCTCGAGGCTATTGTTCGTGGCTCACTTGTTCCTACTGAATTGTAGTCTGTGATCTGCTTTTGTTCAATTAGAGAGAGCGGCGTCAGCTGCTCGATCTACTAATTCAACTACTCGCACTCACACACACACTCTAGGAGGAATACAGATGAGACCAAACCAAACAATCCTTGTTTTGGAAGACCTGAGAAAAACTTTCTCGGGCCCCCTATATAGGAAAGGGGTAGAGTTAGACTCTAGAGATGGCCAGACTGTTCTAGACGTTTACCAGCAATGGTTAGCGTTAATGATGGACATAGGCTACCTACATCACGATTCGTTATGGAGACAAGGCGGAAGACTTTGGTCAGATATGACCAAAGCGGACGTCCTCTATCTCAATAACGCTTTTGCCGATCTTTTAGCTCTAGTTAGAGCTCAAAGCCGCAAAGGATTTAAAGCCCTTTGTTCCGAAATTAGTCCACATCTTTATAGTTTACTAAAGGATGATATTGAACTAATTTCTACAGGCGACGTGTTTGCAGCGAAACGACTTATACAATGTTTTAGTTATACAAGTCGTCTTTCACTCAAACATATCGACCTCGAGAAGCAATTACTTGATGAGTATTTAGAAATTGAAGACAGTTTCGTCGACGATTATCCAAAACACATCATACGATCTCTTAATAAAACTATTAAGAGATGGCTTAAAGACTTTGACCCTGACCGGATTCAGTTCGGTCATGGCCCTGGTGGTGTTGCCGGGCTAGGAAGAGCTACGATAGAAGCCAAATATAAAGACTTGGCTTCCGATCAATTGCTCAACTACGCTTTCGGTGACCCATGGTGGGTCCAATCTCCTGTTCCGTCTAACTTAGACAGAATATCGCAAACCATATTTGTCGCTAAAAGTTATAAAACTTTTAGAACGATTTCTATGGAGCCATCCGCCTTGATGTATGTACAACGAGGCGTGATGAAAGAGATACAGCGGGTTGTTGAGACCGATCGTTATCTTCAAAGCCATATTGGCTTTAAGAAACAGGGTCGCAACCAGGTGCTAGCGAAGGAAGGATCTTTTAGTCGGAATTATGCGACTATTGATCTTTCTTCTGCTAGTGACACGGTGAGTTACTCCCTCGTTAAGAAACTTTTCCGAGGAACTAAGTTACTACGTTTTATCGTAGCAACAAGGTCTCCTAGGACGCTTCTTCCCGATGGCCGACTTATCACGTTGAAGAAATTTGCACCAATGGGATCAGCTTTATGCTTTCCCGTCGAAATGCTCGTCTTCGCTGCGATTTGTCAGTATGTAACTCGTGAGCATCGCGTTACCGCAGATTATTCTGTCTACGGCGACGACCTAATCGTCCCGACGCAATGCGCGCCGGGTGTCATGAAACTCCTAGATCGGTTAGGATTTCGGGTTAACCACCCTAAATCCTTTACTGATCCACAATGTTGGTTCCGTGAATCATGTGGAGCCGACTATTGTGATGGGTTTGATGTAACTCCTATTAAAATCAGTAGGGATTACACTCATGACGACGAAGTGGAGAGACTTAAAAGCTTAGTTTCTCTCGCGAATAGTGCCTACGACCGAGGATTCCGTAATTTGCGCTATGTTTTCATAGCAAAAATGATGGATCTCGGTTTTTCGCCATTGTTCGCTCCCACAGAGATGAAAGGTGACAATTATTCTAATTGGCACTTAACTCGTCGGTGGAATACTGCTTTGCAGAAAATCGAAGCACAAATTAAAGTATTTGTGCCCGAACAGAAAGCAAAACAGGAAGAGGAAACGCGCTATCGACATTGGTTAGAATCAACTCAAATGCGACTTGCATTTGAGGATGGATTCTTGTCTTACGTCGGTAAGTCTCCGATGATACCTAAGGATCAGTGGCGAGATAAACCGTATGAAGACCTTGACTCGGCCTTCATCGACCATTTCACACTGAAGAGGTAAATTTTGCTTCCTCTCTAAACCTTAAGCTGGATAGGCCGCGTGTCCTTTAACGCGTGGTGCTCTCACAACTGCGAGACTCTTGCAGGTGCG